ACTTCAATTTCGGGAAGGTTGTCGCCTTCGAGTGATATATTCAGTTTTGCGAGTCCGTTGACGTTGCCCGACATCTTCACGCTCTTGATGACTCCGGTGCCTGCAAGCGTGATTTTTTCACCGATGCTTATTCCAGCTTGTGGCTTTGTTCCGATAAGTTCTGCAGTGCCTACGTTTCCGTCAGTCAGAAATGAGTCGTTTTGCAGAGACCATGAATAATTGCCACGTCTGTAGTGCTTCCAACCTGCCTCCTCTGCCGTTACGGAACCAGGTAGTGGCGTATATTCAACCGCTTCCTGGTTGATATTTATTGTGCAGGACATGCTGGACGGAATGGGTGTGCCGTCTGCTGTTATTATTACTGCGTTTCCTGTCATAAGCTGTCAAGTGTTAGAGTTACTTTGTCTTTAATATAATCCATACTTCTTCCGATTGTATAGTATGTTGAACCGTTGTATGAATACTTGGTTAAAGGGGTTTCTTCCGGTATGCCTATCGCAGGGACTGTTAACCTTTTCGTGAACCTGCTGAAATGCGCCTGCATTCTGTCGAGCAAGTATATTTCCGGTCTTATGTTTCCTTTATCGTATGGAAGTGTTGAAACGAATCCGCTGTCCGGTTCAGCAAGCAATGCTTCTCCTATTTTGTTGTTGTTCCATGATGAAAATTCATTTTTAACAGAATACTCATCTGTGAATTTTTCGGATATTTTTCGCTTGTATGTATTGTTTGACTCTACGTGCTTCGTTGTGTTTACTGCACTGGCAAAGAATACACGGAAATTGGACAACTCGTATTTCTGGAACCTAACATCAATGGCCCTTCCGAGTGTTATCTCAACTCTTCCTGTAATCACGTCGTGTGCACCGATGCGTATACCGTAGCCTTCTGCTTCATCGTAGTTCTCAGTGTAATGCTTAGAAGTTATAATCTTGCCACGACCTTTGTCATAGTCGGATGACGAAGTGTCTGTCTTCGTGTCATCACCTGTCTCTATAAGAAGGAAAATCTCAGTAGATTGCCATGATGAACCGTTCCAGTATTTATCACCGACTTTAATACTCATGTGCAAGCCGGTGTTCCCTACAGTCGTTCTATTTGTGTTATATTCGCCGCTCCATACGTCTGCGGCAATACATAGCATTCCGTTTGAGAAGGTGTACTCGCGGTTCGTAGTGAACCTCATTGCATATCGTGTACCCGCTCCGATTTCCATTACGGTTACAAGTTTAAAGACCGTATTCCAGTCGTAGTTATGCTTTCTTGGAGCGTCTGCTGTCTTGAATATATCCTCCTTGTAGAACTCTGCGTAATCGTGTACAAATTCTGGGTCTTGTACGTCCCATTCATACATACGAAGATAGTAGTCTTCTATGTTGGCTCCGTACACTTCCATGCCGGGAATGCCTTCGTCCGCGAGTGGCTCCATCTGAATGTTCCATACTGCGTCCTTGTACGCCTCGCCTTCAATATAAACGTCAGTCGTTCGTATTGCTGACATCTTTGCCTTGCCAATATCAAACGAAAGAACTTCCGTGCTCTCGTTTACGCTTGAGTCAATGATTATAGTCTTGTAACCTCTGATGATCTCGGTCTTGGCAGACGTGTCAGCCGGTATGATTGAAGTAAGTGCAGCACTGTTGTATCTTACTCTCTCTGCCCGTCCCAAATCTTCCCAGTACAAATCTTGTGCGTAGAACTTGACAAGATGATCATCGTCAACGTCGGGAGATGTCAGGAACACAGAATTGCCTTGCGTATGGAGCGACCACCCGAAGAATCGGCAGACGCATTCAAGTATGGTCTTTAGCGTCATTCTTGGAATGTAGTAAGGCTCTCCGTTTTCTATGCTGATGGAATCGTTCTTTTCCATGAAGTTGAACACGGATGCGGTAAGTTGCAGCTCCAGCATATCATCCACGTTATCCTGAATGTACACATTCTGATATTCGGTTGGCAAGCATGTTGCAATGATCTTGGCAATAGACATTCTTGAAGATGTAACAGGCATGTCCTGACAATCAAGAACGGAAATTCCACACACGACAGGGAACTTATACTCTTGTACCGTGTTGCGTGTTGGTACGTTGTATGACTCCGGGCTCATCCATCCGGTCCATATCATGTTTGTGCCACTACGAAGAATTACACGATGATGCTTGTAATCGGTCGGGATTAGTGATTCGAACGTCTGAGTGTCACATATCACGCTGATGTAACCAGACTGTGTGTGTATTGGTTCGTATATGTCGTTTCCATTCTTCTCTGTGATTATAAACGGAGAAGAAGCAGGTGACAGCACAATGGCTGTCCCTGTAAATCCTTCTTCATATATTGAAACTTTGTAACTGACTCCTGCATCAGATACGAATGATATTGTCCATTTTTCCTGTTCCATACTATACAAGTATTTCTCCACGGCCTGTTCTTCGTCCGTATGCGTTAATTACTGTAATGATGTCTTCTCCGCTGATGCGTGACTCTCCACTGCTCTGCATTACAATGTTGGAAGTGCCTTGAAGGTTGTTTGCCATGTTCCTCTGCTGGGCTGCATTGAGCACGATTTCGCCTGGCGTGAGCATGGCGGGCACGGTGTCTGTACCTTTCGGAATGAATGGGGATGTTCCGACCATACCACCTTGCGCATGGTATTCGGTGGCTGACTTGATCTGTGCTATGGTTGCCGTCATTGTTGCCACACCTGCCGTTACTGCTGCTATCCACCCGAATACTCCTGCAAGTCCCGTTGCCGGTGAGGCTGATGCTTGTGCAAAACCGAGGGCTATGTTGGCAATGGCTTGCATCACGATGCCTGCAACCTTTGCACTGGGGTCTTCCAGGTTGGTCATTGCGTTTCCTGCATTGCTGATGGCTCGCGTTGCTTCTTTCCATGCATTGGCTGTGTCTTCTGCGCTCTTAGAAACGCTTGGGAAAAAGTTCGTAGGCAACTTCATTTCTGGAGTGATTGGATGCTCCTTGAAAAAGTTGTTGATGATTTCCTGAATGGGTACGATTTTTTCAGCATCTACGCCAAGCTGCAAAGTGATAGGCTGAACGGCGATTTCTTTTTGCACCTGCTCTATGCCTTCAATGGCTTCGTTGTACTCGAACGATGTAGTTGCCTCTTCCTTCATCTTCTTGTATCGTGCCAGCTCTTCATTAAGTTCCTTCATGCTCTTGGTGGCACCAAAGGCAAGGCCGGAAATGTCTGAAATGCCACTCAGGCCAGAACTATATCTTGAAGAAGAAGAAGAATAAGAAGAAGAAGAATTTCCACCAGAGCCTCCACGTGTATATCTTGCGTCTTGGATTCCGACCTGGAACGCGGAATTTTTTGCAGAATATGATGCTGTAAGATATTGAGAATATTGAGCACGCCATTCATCAGTAAAAAGGTCAAGTAGCTTTTGGTTCGTGTTTTTAACCGATACCTTAATCTCTTCTCCTACTGCATGCCCATATTCGTCAAGATTGTATCTTCCTGTTCCAACGACAGTCGTTTTCGCTCCAGCCTTCAGTCTCTCATATTCGCTTTCACTTGAGAACGACCGCATAAGCCACCTGTAACTCTTGCTGTCCAGGTTGCCAAGACCAGCTTCTTCAAGTTTTTTCTTTACTTCTGCCTCGAAGGCATTGTAATTCATCTTTGCCTCCCGTGTGTAGGTGTCTTTAAGAATTGGCTCAAGACTATTTATTTCTGCCACAGCAGCCTTGCCGGCATCGCTTTCCCTTCCGTTCTTCCTGATGATCTCCTTCTGCTCAGTGATGAGTCCCTGAATCTTTACACGTTCAGGGTTGATGATGGTCATCTTTGTGTTCAGGTCGTCGATTGCATCGTATGCCTGTCTGGCCTTGTTAATGAGATTATCCATGTTACTGAACCATCCGTCAAGCGATGAATTATTGAGCGATATACAAAAAGAGTCGTATATACTCTTGACTGATTCTACGGTCCCGCCCCATGAATCCATATTGCTTTCACTCGACATGAAAGCGTCTTTAACCACCTTCATTGCCGCAGTAGCAGCTACACCCATAGACGCATATTGAGCACCTACACGAACAAGTGTTCTCACGCTACCCTGTAGCGCAGCATCAAGCGATATGTTTTTCTGTTGGAACTGATCAAGCGATCTGCCTGCACGGCTTAGACCAGAGTCCCACTGAGATGTGTCGGCTTTTAGCCTTGCTATTACGTCTTTAGCCATTATATTGTTGCGTTATTTGTCCTTTACTCCATAGTTCTTCTATGGCACGCTCTACGAGGTCGGCGAACATGCCGGATGCCTCTTCCAGTTCCTTCTGAGATGCGGTTCCGAACCAATCAGTTGCTGTCAGTCTGCCCCTGAATGCGTGTTTCATGTTTCCGTCTCTTGTGCCTGCATATCGAGGGTCTGTTCCGGCATTCAAAAACCGTAAAATAAAACCGCGATCACTGCCATAGTACGAGTCCACTTGGTTGGTTCTCTTGCTTCTTGTCATGCGGTTGCCGCCTCGCTGCCCTGGCCTAAGTTTCCGCTGAGGATGGCCGGCGTACATGCGTCCGTTGTTCTTTCTGCGTGAGAGGATGTTTACCTGACCGCCAAGCAATCGCTTATACACGGCAGAACGTACAGCCTGGTATGCCTTGCGAGGATCGTTTGGCAAGATGGCATGCGCGTCCTTGCGAAGTTCCTTTGCAGCACGTTGCAGGACGTAGCGCACGATTTTGCGCACATCTTTCTCGATGTTGCGCTCTGTCATGGAGTCCACAGACTTCATGACTTCATCCAGTCCTTTTATTTCGATAACTTGTGCCATACATTTATCGGGCAAAACATCGTTCTGGGTTTGCCTTTGGCATAAAAAAAAAGAGCGGCCATGTGGTCGCTCATCTTAGCATTTTGGACAGTATGTTTATTTCTTGCTGTTCAGTCGTTGCTCGAATCTTCTTGCTTCTTCCATCATCTCATCATATTCTTCCTTGGTTGGATATGATGTATCGCGTCGCTGGTTCTCCTTGTCCCATGGGAATTCGGGCAGCTTGTAGTCCTTGGCGAATAAGCCACCGATGCAGCCGTGAATCATGCGAGCGGCCTCGTAGGTTGGTCGGTAGCGATGTTGCATGCCTTTAATGAATAGGCGTGCCTCGTTGAAGGTCATGCGGTGGTAGAAGTATTCGGGCTGGATCCCACCCTCTCCGACCAAAATGGCGAAAAGGTCGGAGAGGGTCAGGCGTTTTTTGAGTCCGCTTCCTTTGCGGTCTCGTCTTCATCAGCGGGCAGGAGTCCCTCTCGCTCGGCGTATGCCTTATAATACCATGATATGGCATCCTGGAACTCCTTCGAGCTGAATGACATGATGAAGTGCATGAAGTCTATCTTCTCTGCAGCCTGCTCGTGGCAGGTATAGAATACGGCGTAGAGCAGTGCCATGAGCCACTTTGGGGTTGGTGCCTTATGCTCGCCTTCTTCGTCGGTGATGGTGTGGTAGCGGTCGGCTTCGTCTGGCACGAATGACTGTGCGAGTATCTGAATGCCTATGGTGCCGGTGATGCGCAGTTCGTAGTCTGTGCCGTTGATGGTGATTGTATGTGTTTTCATCTTTTCTGAATTTTAATGGAAACCCGAACCGACAAAAATTGGCCAGCGGTCGGTTCGGGTCATGGTAATATATAAAGAAGATATTACTCTTCGGATGTTCCCTTTGCTGGTTTTGCAACGATAACCGCTCCCTTGTTCTGGAACTCAGCAGAGAAGGTGGCATCCTCCTTGTTGGCACCACTGGTTGAGAGTGATGTGACGATAAAGTCACCTTCGAGCAAGGTGGTTTCTGGATCGCCCCAGCCGTTGTCGTGTGTACCAGTGCCGTTGTGGATAGATTGACCGATGCTGTTTGGGTAGTAGCCAAACGCCACCTTGACGGGTGTGCCATTGGTAATGAGGTCGTAGAGCTTCTGGATGCCTGTGCCAGTTGTTGGGGCTGGTCCAACGTTGTCGATGAGATTCTCTGTTGAGAGGCTGACGCTCTTGCCGGTGACTTCCTTGAGGACGGTCTTGTCGTTGTAGTCCTTGTCGGTGATGTCGTTCAGGTTGAGCGATACGGTCAGCTTGTGCGAAGATGCGCAAGCGATAGTCTGCCAAGCGGGAGTGATTCCAGTGCCAGTGCGCATTGCAATCATCAGAGCCTTGCCCTTGATCTTTGGCAGAATGCTGCTGACGTGAGTAACGGTGATAGCGCTTTCCAGAGAGGTCAGCTCACCATTGCCATCGAGCGAGAGACTGAGCTTGACGAAATCGCCGTTGGCTGCATCAACGGTCAGGCTGCTGATGATAGCGCGTCCTTGCTTGGCGAATTTGTTTCCATAACTGAGGTCGTTACCGAACTGCACGTCAACTTCGCCATTGCCGTTGATGACAATGTCGAGCAGGTAAGCCAGGTAGTTGACATCAACAACGAAGGACTCATTCGATGCTCTCCACGAGCAGTTGACAAAATCAGGGTTGTCGAAGATGCCATTGCCTGGATCATCCTTTGCTGCTGCGTCGGCGGTGTTGGCGTTGATGTCGAGCGAGCAGTTGGTGCTCGATGCAATAACGCCGTAGCTGCTGCCACGCTTGAGCAGGAGGTTTACGTGTTGTCCTTTTAAGTGTGCCATGTTATTTTGTTGTTTCGATACGATAGGTCAACGTCACGAAGTAGTTCACGCTCTCCACGTCGAACTGCACACCACGGTCGCTGTAGGTGGAGTCGCAGAGGGTGAAGCCGAAGAAGTCGGCATAGCTCTCGCTGAATGCGTCCATTGCTTCCTTGACTGCCTGGCGACTTGCTTTTGCGACCGCTTTGGCATCTTCCTTGCTGCTGGTGACAACGGTCACTTCAATGGTGGTGATGTCGTTCTCTTCATCGAAACCGAAATCCTTGCATCCTTCTGCCTTGGTTGTTCCAGAATTCTGGACAACGATGTAGGGCTTGCCGGGATTGTCGCCAAGTTCCTCCTCGCATGGGTACTCAAAGATGTTAGGCTCTCCTCCATCGTTGGCGAGCAGGTCGGTGACGGCTTCGCTGTCGTGCAGGGCGTGGGTGAAAAACTCTTGTGAATTGATCATATCTTTTCTGTTGTTAATTCTTTACCTTCTCTGATAAGAGGGACGGACGGCTTTCGTCTCGCCCGGAGCCCTCGGGTCAGAAAAGATGTTGATGTTTACTGAGCTGCTGCACCTGCAACAACGAAGGGAGCACCCTTGGTGTTGTTGGCACTTACCAGATAGGTGAGTGAGAAGTCAGCGTTCAGGGTGAAGACGGTCACGTTCTTCTTTGCCTTGGTGTAGGGGTCAACGATGAAGTGAACCTCGCCGTGCTGGTTCAGTGCCTCGTAAGCGAAGCAACCAGCGACAATCTTGCCAGCGTACTCAGCAAGGTCGGTGATGAATACAACGTCTCCGTCGATCTTGCCTCCCTCGATTATGAAGAGGCCTGAGCCGTTGTCCTTTGGAGTGCACTCCAGAGTGCTGTACATCTCAGCGTCCATGACATAGCAGAAGCCTGCCATCTGTGCGCCGGTCTTCAGCACCTTTGCCTTCAGGGCCTTCACATCCTTGTAGGTTGCGCCAGCCTTGGTGTAGGTAGCGGTCTGCTTGTTGGATACCAGAGGACCAACGAATGCGGGCTTAGCAGAGGGAGCGGAGAGGGCGAGGACACGCTTGTTCAGAGTGCGACCTACTGCCTTGTTCATCTGCTCCTTGATAACGCCAACGAGGTCGAACGACTCGTCATTGATAGCCTCGTTGCTTACCTCGATGCTGATGCCAACCTTGACTGGGGTAGCAGTGATCTTAGAGAAGTCGAGGGTCTTGGTCTCAGCTTCGTCGAGCTCACCGCCCACGCTAACCTCAGCAGAAGTGTCGAGACAGGGCCACTGGATGTTGCCACGAACGCCGGTTGCAACCTGCAAGCCCAACTTCTCGTATATGGTTCCCATACCAAGGGGGTTGATGAGGTCCTTGATGGTGAGGGGGATTCCAGCACTCGTCATGTTGGTCTTCTCACCGTTCTGGATGATACCACTGGTGATGGTGGTAGTTGCAGCACGCTTCATCAAGAAGTCACCGTCAGCCTGGTGGCTGCGCACCATCTTGATAGCCTCACGCATCTGAGTATTAGCGTCAACAGGCTTCTCCTCGCGCTTGTTATTTGCCATTGCCATCTCAATCTGGAGGCGGTTTGCCTCACGCTCCAGAGCTGCATACTGCTTCAAAAGGTCTTCACGCTCCTCAGCGGTTGCTGTCTGCAACTTTGACTCAAGCTCGCGCATGGTGGCAAGAGTCTGCTTGATCTTTTCCTCCATAACTGTTATTTTGAAAACTGATTAAAAATTGGTTGTCATTTCAAGGAGACGTAAGCGTCTCTGTCTATCGGCTGATTCACGTGCAAAGGTTAACCTTTCCTGCTCAGCCTTCTTCTCAGCCTCGCGTGCTGCCAGTTCTGCGTCGCGGTCGTTCTCGCGCTTCTGGTATGCCTCGCGTTCGCTGACTGATGTGCCCTGATATGCAGGGTCGAGGGCGATGGTAAGGGCAGTGAGTGAGCGGAACTTGGTGTGTGTGATGAGCACGTCCTCGCGTCCGTCTTCCAGGGTTGTCACTGCCTCGGTGTACTCTTCTGGGTAAAACTCAAACGAGCATCCCGTGTACGTTTTATTGCGCACAAGTTCAAGAGCTCGGTCGCCGAGGTCGCACTTTGGCATCTCAGCCTCCCAATAGAGGCCATCCTCTCTGAGTTCAAACTTGAGGGTACCCTCTCCCTTGTTGTTGCGTGCGATGCTGTCTTCACGGTTGTGCAGTAGATTGAGTTTAACGTCCTGCTCACGGAGGAACTCCTCGGTGATGCAGCTGGGCGAGATGATCTCGCGCTCACGATAGTACTTGCCATCCCAGAGGGTTGTCTCCTCGTTGAAGCAGATGGCCTTGCCACGAAGGACGCGGCTTTCGCCTTCCCCTTCTGCCTCGCGTACATGTACGCCGGTGGCAATGAATCGTTGTCTAAGTTGTTCTTTATCCATACTTATCGGGTGTAAATGGGTTTCGGGTTTACTTTTGCCTTTTAACTGGCTATTTTGGTAGGGAAATCCCTATTTATTGCATTTATTTTAATTTTTATTGCATTATTCTTTGGTTTTTCTTGCATATATCAAATAAAAGCGCTACCTTTGCATCAGAAATAAGAAACAAAACAGTATTAACAATTAAAACTTCAAAAGATATGAACGCAACAGTAACATACGCAAAGCAGCACAATGAGAGCAACTTCGGTTTCGCAGTTAAGTACGGTAAGAAGACAATCGCAGTCGCAATGGAAGGCGGCATGTGGTATGACAATGGAGAGTTCAACTACTCAATCGTAAGCCTGAGCATACTTTCTTCTGGCAAGTTCACTGATGTTTGCAAGAATGCAATCCGCAAGGCTATCAAGAACTATCACGAAATGGCAGAATAATCACTAACCAGGGGAGGGCAACCTCCCCACCTAAAACTCAAAAGATATGAATAACATGATCATAACAATAGAGAACATCTTCGGAACTTATACCGTATCAGTATTTGATGATAACCTTCGCACTCTTGAATCTGAGCGTTGGCTTAACCTTCCTACAGGTCATAGGATGCTGAACCATTACTCAGCCAAATATCCAAAGGCTGTTATCCGTAAGAAGTCTGGCAATAATCTTTCACTCTATAACTTTTAAGAATTATGGCAAACGAAAAGAAACGCGGAGGAGCCCAGCCGGGCTCTGGCCGCCCAAAGGTAGAAGGTGGTGTTCGCAGAATGTGGACAGTGCCGCCCGATGTGGACGCTGTAGTTCATGAACGTGGCACCAAGTGGCTGTGGGAAGCCGCACGCTTCAAGCTCAAATTTGATACTATGCAAATAAACCAATAATTCAAAGAACGCATTATGAAAGAAATCATCGCATACCGACAGGGCGGCATTTGGATCGCCAACGTAGGAGGCTACATAATCACCCTCCATTATACACATCAGACAAAGAAGTCTGTCATTGAATGGGCAGAAGAGCAATACCCTGGATATACTGTTACTTTCGCATAATTTCAAACGCCTGCCCATTGTGGTGGGCGTTTTCTATTTATCTGCAGTAAATGGGTTTCGGGTTTACTTTTTAATCGTTACTTAACGGTTGCTTAATCGTTACTTAACGACTAATTACTCTTTGCCGTATGAGTAATTAGTGTTTATTGGTTGGGTACTTTATGCCTGCTCAAACATAGTGAAAGAGCTCTCATTTGCACGCTTGTCTTTCTTCGGCGGATCAATCTGGTAGGTCTTGCCGTTCCACATTATTCTGCTATGCTCGTCCAGTCGCTCATGGTAAGCGGTTCGGACGAGATAGCTGTTTAATGCGTCAAGGCTTGCCTCCATCATCGCCTTTTTACCTTTGAGCCACGAGACATTTGCCCATATCGGTGCTCCGTCAGGTTCATAATTTGTGCCCTTCTTTGCTCCGTGCTCAGTCACCACGTCCTTGCGGTTGAGGATGGTGATGCGGTCGTTGAGGAATCCTTTGTCGTATGCCATGGTTACTTTGTCAGTTTGATGTGCTTCGACAGCAGCAGTCGGAAGGCGGGGTTGTTGTTCACTACCTGGTTGGCATCTGCCTCACGATGCTTCAGCAACGAGCCGCAGAGCATGATGATGGCGTTCTTGATTTCCACGGGTATCTCGCCGTGCTGTTCGTATAGGCTCTCCCATGTGCGACGCAATGCGCCACGGATGGCATTCTCTGCCGCTGGGATGGTTATGGTCTCGATGAAGCTGTCCTCGTAGTCCTCGTCGATGCGGAGTCCCTGCTTAACTTCTTCCAGTGTTACGATGCTGTTCATTCTTCGCCTCCTTTCTCTGTGCCGTTGCTCAGCGTGTTAGTATTTGCCTTGGGTTCATGCAGCGTGTCGCCACCTTCCTTTGCTTCGAGGTTCATGCGATGGCGTGCATCGTTGGGGGTGATGATGCCGGCATTGACCAAAACCGACATGCAATCTGCCTTGCTCTTGTCTGAGTCGAGACAGAGGGAGGTGGTGTTCACCCAATAGCGGATGCGTCCGTAATCGTATGCCGAGAGTGCCTTGCTGTTCAGTTCCAGGATGATCTCGCGCCAACGGGGTTCGAGCGTCAGGCCGATGAAGGTGTGGAACGCATCGTCAACCGATTTATAGACGGCATTCGTAGAGAGGAACATGAGGGGCAGAGGAACGCCCGTGACGCGACAGACGGAGCCGATGCACTGGTCTTTCGTCTGTGGCAGCTGCAGGTCTTGGAACGACTGCGAAATCTGCGTGATGTTCGCTGCCGAAGGGTCGTAGATGAAGTCGTTGCCCTCGCGGAACTGACGATTTATATCTTCAAAATTCTTATCCACCTCGTCATCGTCGAAGCCGTCCATGCCGCTGAGCAGTGAGCCGGTCTGTTCCTGCTTCACGATCGCCTTGAACGTGCCACCCTTTGCCAGCGTGTCCTTGTTGAACTCCGTTGCGGTGGCTGACGTTTCGAGGTCGCGTCTGAGCATGGTCAGCATAGACATGCCGAAGCCGTTGCTCAGCACGATGCACTCGCTGGCGGGAACGGTCTCGCCGCAGATATGCAGCTTATCGTTGCTGATGGTGTAGGTGTTGTCGAAGTCGTTCCACTGACCATGGCAGGGATAGAGCCCCACGATGTTGTCGTTGCTCATGCCGGGGGCATAGATGACGCAGATGCCGTTGTGGCTGAGGTCGCTGATGCGACTGGCCATTTCCCACATCTGTTGCGCGTTCTGGTACGAGTTGGGCTTGACATGCAGCATGTAGTTCAGCCCCTGACGCTTTCCCCACGTGCCCTTCTTCCACACGTCTGCCGAGGTGCATATCTGATACTCGAACTGCGCACGGGCAAAGGTCTGCGCTCGCAGTTGGATGGCCCTTGCGAACTCAGCCACCGTGAACGCTGCCATCTGCCCGTTGATGTGAACGGCATTGGTGCGCACCTTCGCGCTGGCGGCTTCTGGTTTATTGCCCGACGATGAATCGCCTGGGGCTGTGGCTTCTCGTCGTTGCGAGAAGAATTTCATTCCGAATAATTCCATTGTCTTATACGTTTATACTTTACGCGTAGAAATGGCGTAAGGGTTTACCAACGCTTTTTGAGCCACACACAAAACAGGACCGCAAGCAATGCCATGAAGATACCTCCTTCCCACATAAGAGCCTTCTGCCAGAAGTGCAGTTTCTTCTCCACCTCCACCTGTTCGGGGTATGGGACTGGGATGCTGTCTATCT